GGATCTGGTTTCAAATTTGCAGCAACAACAATCGCAATGCTTTCTAAGAAAAAGGATAGAGAGGGTACTGGTATTGTTGGTAACTTGATCACGGTCAAGATGTATAAATCTCGTCTATCAAAAGAAAATCAACAGGTACAAGTAAGACTTTCTTACTCTAGTGGTCTTGACCGATATTATGGATTGGCGGAAATCGCTGAAGAAGCTGGTGTCTTTGCAAAGGTCGGCAATAAGTTGAGAATGCCAGACGGCAAAACTATTTTTGAAAAAGCACTTAACCGCGAGCCTGAAAAGTATTATACTCAGGATGTTCTAGAAAAGATCGAAGCCCATGTCCACAAGAAATTCTCTTATGGGACTGGAGATCTAGAGACTGAAGCCGAAGAGGCATACGAAGAGGAAGAATAAATGCTATCTGAGAGAATTGAAGACGCTATACTTTCGAACTTAATCAACAACGAAACTTACGCAAGAAAGGTTATCCCGTTTATTAAAGTAGAATATTTTCAAGAGCAGTCTTACAAAATTCTCTTCTCGCTTATCGACTCCTTTGTTGCCAGATATAACAAGATCCCAACAAGGGAGTCGCTTCTTGTCGATCTTCAGACAATAAACAATATACCAGAGTCGACGTATAAAGATTTGGTGAAGTATATTTCTTCTATCTCCAAATCAGAATATGAAGAAGGCTGGATTGTTGATAAGACTGAGGAGTTCTGCAAAGACAAAGCCTTGTACAATGCACTGATGCAGGCTATCAAGATTGTTGATGATGAGAAAACCAAAGGCAACATTTCAGTCGGGTCAATTCCAAAGATCCTTTCCGATGCGCTTGGTGTTTCCTTTGATAACAATATCGGCCATGACTTTCTCGACAATGCCGAAGAAAGATATGACTTCTATCATCTAGTTGAAAACAAGATCAAGTTTGATCTTTCTTTCTTTAATAAGATCACAAAGGGTGGCTTGTCTAAGAAGACCCTGAACATTATCATGGCTTCAACAGGTGTTGGTAAAAGCTTGTTCATGTGCCACTGTGCAGCCAACAATCTTTCCGAAGGGCTGAACGTTCTGTACATTACACTTGAAATGGCTGAAGAACGCATTGCCGAAAGGATTGATGCAAACATCCTTGATATCACGGTTGATGAGCTTCATGAGCTTCCAAAAGAGTCTTATATTAAACGAATAAACAAGATCAAGAAAAAAACTGATGGTAAGCTGATCATCAAGGAATATCCTACTACATCTGTTGGTTCTGCAAACTTCAGACACCTTCTGAATGAGCTTGAACTAAAGAAGAACTTCAAGCCTGATATTATCTACATCGACTACCTTAATATCTGTACGAGTTCAAGGATCAAGAATATGACTGGAATCAATTCATATACCTTGGTCAAGACTATTGCAGAAGAATTGAGGGGTCTTGCAATCGAGTTTGATGTTCCGATTATTTCAGCAACCCAAACAAACAGAAGTGGATATGAGAACAGTGATATTGATCTCACAAATACCTCTGAGTCTTTTGGTCTGCCCGCTACCTGCGACATGATGTTCGCTCTTATTTCGAACGAGCAACTTGAATCTCTTAATCAGATTATGGTAAAGCAGCTGAAGAATAGATACAACGATCTTAATTACTACAAGAAATTCGTTATTGGTGTTGATAGGCCAAAAATGAAACTATACGATGTTGAAGAAAGTGCCCAAGAAGGTATCATCGACGAGAAGAATAGAAAAGACGATGATGTTCCTGTAATGGATGACACAGAATTCGGCAGTCGTATGAATGATGATCCAGAGTATCGTAAGCAGAAAATGAGGAACTTTGCATGACCCAGAATAGATTGATCGGCAAGATTAGGAAAGTTACTGGGGCTGAAGAACCAATTATAGAACAAACCAATTACGGTTTCGGCGATCACGTTCCAGATTTCATTCAGAATTTTGTTCCATTAAAGAAATTTAATAAATTCATGACTGAAAAAAGCAAAAAGGTATTATAAATAGAACCACTAAGAATGTGGAGAAAACACGATTCGCTCTGTTTTCAGTATGGCAAGTGCTCTTGGTAACGAGATGACTGGAATAGACGGGGTTTAAGGTGGGGTTCCTCCTGTTACACATTCTTCCAACTCTAGCAGAATAAGGCGGCTTCGGTCGCCTTATTTTTTTTGTCAAAAAGTGCTTGACAAGCTTGAAATATTGGGGTATACTTAAGGCTCAACTTAAATTAAAAGGTGTTCCGTTGAAAATCCAATACATGGACGACCTCCATATTGAATTCGGCAATCCGATTCTGCCTAAAAACATTGGTGGAACGGATATCCTTATTCTGGCGGGGGATATTATCCTAACATATCATCTGATTGATCAGAATCCCAAAAGGCGGAAACTCTATAACAAGTTTTTCAGCCATATCTCCAAAGAGTTTCCTATGGTCATTATGGTCGGCGGAAACCACGAGTTGTATGGGTGGAAAGAGAAGCAGATAACCGAACACGGTCATTATATTGATGTCATTAAAAAGCATCTCTCTGCTTATCCGAATATTCATTTCCTGGAAAACCAGTTTATCGATATTGGTGATCTAAGGTTTGTGGGATCAACTTTCTGGACCGATTTCGGAGGAGCAAATCCTCTGATTATGGCACAGGCAAAGGGAAGTATGAATGATTATAATTGGGCATATTCGCCTGAAGATAGTCTTCGCTGGCATTATGAGAGTTTCAACTTTCTTAAGAGCGCCATCAGGGATCATAAGAACGTCGTGGTTATTACCCACCACGCCCCATCGTATCTGAGCGTTGGATCAAACTTTAGGGGTCATCCAATGAACCCTGCATATGCTACTGAGTTGTTCGATTTTATTATGGACAATCAGCAAATCATGTATTGGTTTCACGGGCATATGCACCACACGATAGACTATAAGATTGGTGAGACTCGCGTTTTGACTAATCCATATGGCTATCATGCAGTAGAAAAGAACCATGAGTTCAACAAAGAAGCCTTTGTTGAGTTTATGCCTGAAATTTCTCTACAGCAGGTTGAGACCCACTAATTCAAACCAGCCATCTCGTTGTGCCTAGCCAGCACTGTTCGGATAGAGAAAGATGGTTAGTTGCTTCTGTTACGCCCCATATAAAAAGCTAAGTGCGAGGCGGGGTTGCGTTCGGTTCGCCGAGGACAACGGTTTGGATACCCCGCAGGGTTCGCTCTGCGGGGTTTTTTGGCCTATTACCCTACTCAAAAGGGGGTTTTTAGTGAAAAAAGATGATGGTTAATGAAAAAAACTGAATAAAATCAGTAAAACATTACCAAGATTTAATGTTGGGGGTGTTTACTTTCTCCTGCAAAAGCGTAGAATGGTGGGACTTGAGAGCGGCCCAGACACTTTAGTGGCCGATTTCGCCTTGTACCGAAAAAGTCCCTCGCCAGTAACGGGCGTGAAAAACGCGGGAAACTCTTCGGGCTTGTATGTGAAATGACTAGCTCATCAAGCCGCTGTTTGACATTGTGGAGAGATTGACTGGCCTACCGCTCTAGGTAGCCCATGAAGCGCACAGGGCTCTGACCCAAGCTGCCAGCGACAAAGTTACCATCGTGCGGTAACGCTTCAAAACACGACTTGCTCATTTTTGGATACACCACTAGAGCTTATTTGTCTGACCCCAAATAAGTTTGAAGTGATTGGTCAGATCAGCCTTGTACAAGGTTTGGTGTATCTTAATGTGAGCAAGGAGAAAAACTCATGATTACCTGGTTTCAAGTTGGGTATATTATTGCGACTCAAAACATCGAAGTGTTGATTCGCTCCCTCGGTTTGGAAGAAGACCAAATTGGGGACGTTCTTCGCGGGTACCACTTCGGTTACCTGACGCAATACCCCGATTACGACTAGTGTACTTAAGCCCAGCAGAAACCTGCTGGGCTTAAGTCGTAGTTAGCAACAAGGAAAAAACTATGAGCTTCGAAACTTATCTCGTTCCGGTTTCCATCGACAATGGTTATCGGTATGACCTGCGCAAAACTGGTCGAATGGTCGGCACTGCTATGCTCGAAGACGGGCTTTGGGTTGCCACTCCCTACGAACAGATACGTGACTGTCACGTCAAGCCTGTTCC